GATCTCGGCGAGTGTTGCCGAGTAGGACGCCGATGGTGTTGACGTCATTGCCGACGGGAATGGGGTGTAGCCGATGAGACGGTTGAATCGTGCAACGGTGCCTTCGGTGAGAAGGCCGCGTCCGAGTCGGTAGATAGTTTTTATTTGTGCGGCGGTGAGTGCGCTGTTCCAGATTGCGACTTGTTGTGTTCGTCCGTTGCCGCAATAGACGGCATCTGAGACGATGTTGGCGAGTGCGCCTGTTGAGATGAGTGTCATTGTCATCTCTTGGCCGTCAATGTAGATCGCGGAAAGTAGTGCTCCCGATGTTGTTGTGACTCCCCAATGATGGGGAATGGATTCGTCGAGATAGTAGGTCGCTCGATAGGTCCGATAGGTCGTGCCGTCGTTAGTGATGACGGAAAGAGAGGAGGTAGTTGAGTCGAAAGTGATGTCGACGTTGTGAGAGAGTCCGTATTGAAGGATGAAGTAGTTCGCTGCGGATGTTTGTATCTGTTTCCAGAATGTCGCGGTCGTTGCGGTTGCGGCCATCTTTGCCTGCAATGCATACCATCCGTAGGTGTATTCCGTAACTGATACTTGGCAGCAAGTGTTAGGAAGTGCCGGTGCTGATCCGGGTCCGTTTGCGGTGCGTAAAGCGGTGACGACTAAGGCCGGCGCAAGTGGTCCGGGGTTGAGCGGCATCGGAACGCTTCCGAGGTCTTTGAGTTGGTCGGTCAAGTAGTCGTCGGGGTCTATCGGATCGTCGAGTGGCCAGTAGTGACGCGGTGACAGACTGAGGATGTAGGTGCTTGAGATGTCGTCTGGTAGTTCTTCGTCGGCTAAGAGTCCGAGTGCGTCGAAACATTGGACGGTGACTGTCGTGTCGAAGCCGGCGTCGGTGATTGACACGGGCCATCCTTCAACGAAGCCTCGAAACACGGAATAGGTCACGGACGAGATTGTTGCTTCGATTTTGATTTGTCGACGCGGTAGGAGTTTGCCGTAGTAGGTGCCGGCGGAGTAGAACGGGTCAAAGATTCGCGAGCGGTTGTCTAGGACGACGGTGGCGTTGCCTGACTCGAAGGTTGAGAGTTCGTCTGTGCGGCCTCGTTGAATGTTGATTTGACGGACGTATGTCGTGACGTCTGTCCATGTCGGGGATGCAACATAGGGTCCGTCATTGAATGCGATCGAGACTGTTGTTGTTGGGAATCCCACTATCGAGCCTTGCTAGTTTTGCGTTTCGCTTTTTGTTTCGGCTGCTTGACGACCATCGGGACTCCGCCAGTTTTGGCTCCGTAGGAGTTGAGTACGGCGGCGACCTCTTTGCCGATTGCTACGGGGTCGCCGACTCCCGCTTGGATGGTGATGTTGTAGTTGCTTCCGACGGTGCCTGAGAGGGCTTCAGAGATGCCGGGGATGCTCATGCCGACGGCGGTGCCAGATGCCGCCACGGATGCGAGGTCGGCGTTCAGGCCGCCAATGGTGAGACCTCCCGTTCCTGCGAGTAGATCCTTTGCGACGGTATTGCCGGCGACGGGTCCGAGGTTCAAGAGTTGAGCGAGTCCCGCTTTGCCGAGTCCTGCTTTGACGAGTGCTTGAAGGTTCGTCCCGAATTGTTTCGCGGCGGTGATCTGTTCGGCGAACAATGCCGACGCGGTTTTTGTTTTGGTGTCTTGCGCTTTTGTGACTGCCGATTCTGCGTCGGCGACTTTGTTGAGTGCGTTGGCGTAGGCGACGGCGTCTTCGTTGGCTTTCGCTTGATTGAGTTCGGCGTAGGCATCCTTGCGATCTTGGAGGGCTTGCGTGATGGCGTCGCTTCGGTCTTTCTCTTGACTGGATGCGTCTGAGAATGCGTTCGAGAGTGACACGGTGCCGACGATGGCGTCACGAATCCCGTCGACGTATGAGCGGATGTTGTCTTGCGCGGTTTTGAGACTGCTGCGTAGCGCGTCGACTTTTGTTTTGTACTTCTCGGATGCGGCTGCAGCGCGTTCTTTTGCGACGGCCGCTTCCGCTTCGGCAAGGGTGAGACCTTCTTGCATCTTTGTAAAGACTGCGAAGTCTCGAGTCGCTACGGGTCCGACGAATGCGTTGAGTTGTTCTTGGCTTGTGATTGCGTTCTTGAGTGCGCCGGCGTAGGCGTTGGCTGATTGCGTTGCCTTGTCCATGCTTGCTTTTATCTTGACGAACGCGGCGACGCCGAGAAGCGCGGTCACAATGCCGACGCCGGTGGAGACTTGTACGGCGGTGAACGACGTCGCGAGTGCGTAGTTGATGGCGGTCGTGACTGTTGCAACTGCTCGGAATGCCACCATCGCTCCGCGCACAAGGACGACGGCTGCGGCGAGGCTTCCGATAGCGATTGCTAGACCGCCGATGAGGGCGGCATTCTGACCGGCGAATGTGGCGAGTTTGTTGAACGCGGGTAGGACCGAGTTGAGTGCGGGGAGGAATGCGTTACCGATGGACTCTTTTGCTTCGTCGATTGAGTTGCGAAGGATTGCCATCTGACCGGCGTAAGTGTTCGCTGCGACTTGTGCCGCGCCTGAGAAGTTTCGATTGAGGATTCCGATCACGTCGTTGAAGGTTGCGCCGTCTTTGATTGCTTTCTTGACTTCGGGTGAGAGTTGTGCGAGTGCTCTCATGTTGCCGGCGTAACCTTTTGCGAGGGCTTCGGCGACTGTCGCTGCGGATTTATTTGTTCCCGCTCCCGTCTGGATTGCAACGTTGACGAGGTCTTGAGCCTTTGAGAGATCTCCAGTAGCAACCGTCAACGACTGGAACGCGGAACGGAGCTCGGTGTCTGAGACTGCGACTGATCGTTGTGTCGCGTCGATGTATCGCTCGATAGATGCGACTTGTTGATCTGTTGCGCCGGCTGAGACTTTGAGTTGACGTGCTAGTAGGGCTTGCTGTTTCTGGTCGTCTGCTGCGGCTTTGATTGCTGACGCTGCGAATGCGGTCGTTGCTGCGGCTGCGGCTCCCATAGCGAGCGTTGTGCCTTTGCCCATCTGACCGAGACTCTTGTTGGCTTCTCCGATGGCTTTGCGTAGCGGTGCTGCGTTGCCTGAGATTACTACTGAGATTCCGCGAGCCATGATGACAGTCTAGAACCTGACGACCTTGTCGCCGTAGACTCCGCCGATGATGTCGCCGGCGGTGTTGCGTAGGAGTGCGTCTGGGAGGTTGCCTTTGTCGTTGAAGCCTGCGGCGGCGCGTACTGCTCGCGCTTGTCGTACCGGCTTACCGGATGCGAGGTCGTACTTGTTGATGAGTTGGTCGATGCGTTCGGCGTAGAGACCTTTGATCTCGTCAATGCGAGAGTCGGCTGCGTCGTAGATGAATGGGTTCGGGGTAATTGCTCGTGCGGGCCATCCGAAGTGGATCGGTCCCGCGTAGGGAACAGATGCAGAGCCGGCACGAACTCGACCGGATGATTGTGTTGCAAGTGCGCGGATGGATGCGGCGAGTGCGCCGGTGCGATACGGCACGAGCCTTTTGGCTCCCATAACAACGACTTCGGCTGCGGCTTTGTGTGTCTCTTTCATCTCGGTCTTTGTGTCTTGACCGAGTTTTGTGAGGTCTCGTTGTACTTCGCGAAGGCCGACGATCTCTGCTTTGACGACTTGATCGGGTGCTAGTCGGAAGCCATAAGTGCCAGAGCCTGCCATGCTTGATCTCCTGAGAATGTGGCGGCCTTCGGGAATTGTGTTTCGATCATTACTCGAAGGATTGCGGGTGGTGTTTTGAGTAGGTCAAGCGGTGAGATGCCTGTCTTGACTGCTAGGACTCCGATGAGCCAAGTGGTAGAGCCGGGTCCGAGTCTTTTGGGGTATCACCGTCCACGACTGCGACGGATGCGATTGTCTTGATCCATTCCTTGAAGTCGAGCGGTGTTTTGCCTGATTCGTGGACGGCGGTGTAGGCCACGAAGTAGAGATACTTTTGCGGTACGAACTCGGCCGTGAAGACTTCTCCCCAGATGACGCCGAACTCGTCTTCGAGTGCGACTTCGGTGGAGGGCCAGACTGTAGTGAGTGTTTGTGTCCCGTCCCTGTGCTGAATGGTGACGTTGATGCTCATGTCTTGACTAGTGTCCCGCCGGTCAGGGTGATGCTCATTTTGCTGAGGTCTCCCACGGTGCCCGATACGATCGGAGCGGATGCGCAAAACGCATTACTTACCGTCAGAACTGGATTCGGGCTGCCTGTCGAGAGTGACTTGACGATGTAGGTGTTGGTGCCTGATCCGACTGCTGC